CGTCATTTCACGACTTAACGTCATTTCACGACTTAACGTCATTTCACGACTTAACGTCATTTCACGACTTAACGTCATTTCACGACTTAACGTCATTTCACGACTTAACGTCATTTCACGACTTAACGTCATTTCACGACTTAACGTCATTTCACGACTTAACGTCATTTCACGACTTAACCCAGTTTTTGAACAGGCGCATTCCAGTGAGCGTGTATAATTGAGTTTTTGACTGGAGAGAAAACCATGACTGATGAATCGCAAGCATTGTCCAATACAGAAGTGTTGGCAATTGGCGAATGGTTAAAGACTTGGGCATTGACTTATAGTGACACCGCCCAAGCTTTAATAACTGAACTACAGGAAAAACCACACGGCGGCTTTACTTGTTACATTAAAAAATACAGTGAGCTTCGGGGTTAGTCTCTTGGTTTTGCCCACGGATCATTCTGAGCCTCAGACGAAGCCTCCTTTATAGCGCGATACATCTGTATGACCAACAAACCAACCTGCTCTTGAATATCTGCACTACCATCATCTCTAAAATTACCAGAATGTCGCAAATCGCCATTCTGGATAAAAGCTGCCGATAACGTAACTGCGTGATTCATCATTTCTTCGTGCGTCATATAATTTCCCGATTAAATTAAAAGCCTATGCCATGCCCACTTATCAAATGGGTATGGCATAAGTGGCTAGTTATAAGGCCCTACTTATTTATTTTTCAACAGTGATTCTAATCGGCTAATTTCATTCTTAAGTTGGTGTAATTCCGCGCAGGAATCAGTCGCTTTATGGATGTGGGTGTTATAGCTAACATGAAAGGTGGTAGCGTGCGTGTTGTTGAATTGAATGCCAGGTGATGGCTGTGAATCCATTAATTGTGCATTTTCGAGTGCCGAGTGACTGCTAAATAGATTAACTACTTTGCGCTTATCTTCCTCCATTTAGTTACCTTATTATGCTGCAATGGACTGTACGAGTTTTAGCATGAATTGCTTGGTTTGTTTTTCGTCCCGATCACGGTCTTGATTCTTAAATAAATCATAGACCGCCATAATTAATTCCGCTTTTTTATCAGGCTTCATGACGCGATGTGTGACTTCTAAGCCTTCCTCTACCGTTTCAATTGCCAGCGTCAGGCGTTCACCGTCCAGAGTCGCTGATGACTGGATTGTAGCCGCCTTGCCTTTCAGCATTTCGCCATCCCCTGTCAGCACCCAGTCAGCACTTACATTGAGTTTTGAAGCTAATAGCATCAAAAAACTAGAAGATGGCTCATTTCTTCCACTTTCTATGTTGCCAACATACCCCCTGCTTACGCCTAATAAATCTGCAAGCTCCTGTTGAGAAAGCCTTTTTTCTTTTCTGTAGATGGTAATTCTTTCACCAGTTGACACAATTGGTGTCATTTCGTTTGACTTTGACACAATACGCTCCTAAAATGATTATTCTTTCTGAATAACAGTGGTTATGTATTCGTAATGAATAACAGCATACACCGCAAATAATAAATAAACAAATATGCGTACACAAATGACAAATCGACAATTTTACGCACGAGTCAAAGCTAGCTTTGTGGCGAGAGAAACCTCGCTACACGCATGGTGCGTCAGTAATAAAATCCATCGGCAAAATGCTAAAAAGGCACTGTTAGGCGAGTGGCAGGGCGATAAAGCCACTCTGTTACGCGAACGGATTGCCAAAGAAGTTGGCATTAGTCAAAGCGAACTAGCTGTGGCTAATCATGACCATCTGGCTTAACTCAGAACAGCTAAAAGACATGACTGGAAAATCGCTTGTCACAGCCCAGCGCATCATCAAAAACCACGCCATAGCCTATCCGCTGTGCGTGCGAAAAGTGAAGCTGGTGGGAAGCCGCCCATTCTACGAAGTCCTCTGGGACACCACCACCAACCAACCTGCCACCTCGGCAGAAGGAGATTATTTTGAACAATCAACAGCAGGGTTTTCTGCGGCAGGAATTAAAGGAGCTTCGGAGGGCGTGGGTATTGACGAAGCTGAGCAAGATAGATTGCCTGCTATTTCGGATGGCAATGAACAACATAGAAGTAGAGCTGAAAAAACTAACTTAATTACAGGAAATGACCATGTCAGAACAACAATCAGAGAAATGGAATCAGTTGTCATCCAGAGTGGCGAAACTGCCGCCAAAAACGGTAGTACCGATGCCACGCTCGCTACACGAGATATTTCAGGCCCTACAGAAAGCGACTCAGAAAGCGCGAGAGGGCTTTGTTCAGGCGTTCAATCAGTTCAGCATTCACGCACTGCCGAATCTGGACGAGATTTTCACATTGACGATGCCACAGCAACGCCCTTGGTGGTGTCGTCCGCGTTATCACTATCTGAGCAAGCCGCTGTTGAAGAGTCAGCAGTATTCAGTGAAGCCCAAGCAAGAGATGGCGTTCAAGTTCCGCAAGGGCGAATCGCAGAAGTAATCCCATTCAGCGGTGAGGCGATGGTAGGTGAATTGGTCGTTGCAAACGGCATTGATCCACAAGGTAACTGGGACGAGATGGCGAAAGATGCAGAGCCTGTTTATACCTTTGAAGACCTACTTTATCGTCACCTCCTAGGTAGAAACCCTGCCAGCAAACGCACGTTGAAGTGCAAATACACCAAGCAATACACCGAAACGGGCATTATCCCGCCCGTGCTATTTGCTAACGGTGTTGACGGTCGTAAAGGGCGTTCAGGTTTGAAGTCCACGTTACCTGAAGACATTAAAAACCGCTTTGAAGCCATGATTAAAGAACGGGCAGATAAAGAAGCAGCCACTTTTCGCACCAAACGCCACCGCCGCGTGACCGTGATGCACCGTGCATTAGAAAAAGAGCTGGATCAAGTCATTGCCATTCATAAATTAACAAACTTTTTGAAGTCACGCCCTGATTTAAAGACACTGATTAAGATGGAAGACGCTGAAAAAATAACCAATAAAACCCCGTCCGCGTTCCCGATGATTCCCGTCGGCAACGTCATCATGATGGATGGTGTAGAAGCAGATTATTTTGAATTGGTGGGTGGTGATTTGATTAAAAAACCACTCAAACCCGTGTGGATTGAATTATTTGATACAGGCAGTCGTAAGTTGATGGCCATGCACGCTTACGGTTCAGAAAGTAATGAAAATTCAGCGGATATTTTTAACCGCTTCATTCGGGGTAATGATTTTGCCCACCAATATATGCACATCCGTCCTGACAATGCGAAAGGCTTTTTAAACCTCAAGCACGTTCTGCATGAACTAAACCAACACTGCAAAGCAACGAAAGGCGGCTTTACCTTTATAGATGATTACGCCCGTCCGCTTAAACCGAAGGATAAGGCACATTTAGAGTCTAGCCATCGGTTATTTCATGACTGGGAAGATGTTGTCATTACCCATTATGAGCAACTGGGTCGTGTCGTGGGTCGTCGTTCTGCTACCCGTCGCATTAGTAACAAAGTGGTCGATATTACCATCACACAAATTGACGTGACGCTAGAAGAATTTAACGCCAGTGGCTTAACGCAAGACTACGTTAATTTTCACAACTACAACGACAAGCACCGTTTTACCGAAGATGGCGTGCAGAAAATATGGAGTCCAGCACAACGCTGGGATGCGCATATCGAAAGCTACATGATGGCAAATGACGGCGAAGTATTACGTTTTGGTGAAGCAGAAAGTCGTTTAGTCATGATTCATGGCTGTCGCAAACACGATGCAACCATCGGCAAAGACGGCACGATTACCTTCCAACGCCAAAAATACAGCGTTGCCCCTGAGTTATTAGAGCAAGGGCTATGGTCGCGTCATGCCTCAACCGCCGTGAAAGTCGGACGTTTAAGTGATGACAGCTTAGCCGTATTTACACCTAAAGAGGATGGAAAATTTATCGCTGAAGCCACGGTGATTATCGGTGCAGTCAAACCGCAACACATAGCCGAAAAGGAAACCGCAAAAATAGAAAAAGTACATGAAAAGACCGAACGCTCACAGATGATTGAACGCTGTAACGCGCACGGCTTTGTTTTTAACAGTGCATTTGAAATAGAACAACTAATAGCCAAGGGCTTAACACTCGCTCTTACTGACCACCTACTCGCTAATCCTAAAGACCAAAATCAATACACCAGGTACAAAGGAAAAACGAGTGCCTCACTGTTTCGCGCTGATTTTTTTGCACATCTCGCCGCAAACAAAACCATCACACCTTATAAAGAAGGAAAAGAGTCATGAGTAAAAAGCCAAAAATATCAGAATTTATCGCTGTTATGAAGAATAAGAAAATTTACCGAGTCCTTGGATACTCAGCCAAAGGTGCGCGGCGCATGGTGCAGCGAGAGCTTGGTGCGGTGCATGGTGTTTATTTATCATCAAGATTCACAAAAAGAGTGGAGTTATCGCTATGAGCTTACGAAAAAACAAAACAGAATTTTTAATTGATGCTAGTCGTCAAGCGTGTTTGAACAGCATCACTGCCCACATTAGACGTGCAGGTAGTTGTGTGATTACAGGCAATTATGGTAGTGGTAAAACTGAGCTATTAAAGCAAATAGCCCATCCTAGCGCGGTGCGCGTGCGTAGTCTGGGCAGCTTGTATCAAGTGTTGGGCAGCATGGCAGGTGTCTCCGAGCCTAGCTGGCGTGCAAAAGAGAAATATTTAAACCAATTAATCGCTCATCCACGCGTCATTATTATAGACGAAGCCCAGCATTTAGCAGAACGGGTTTATCCCTATCTGAAAATCATCATGGACGCAGGCAATAGCATCATCTTATCGGGCCTGCCAGATTTGCATGACTCGCTACGAGCCAGACACCCTGACGTACTCAGTCGCATGACACATTTAAAGTTAGGCGTACTCAGTCAAGATGAAATGAGCAAGCTACTACCCGACTTTACCCCAGCCGCTGTTAGCGTGTTATACGGGCATAAATCCAACCCCAATATGCGCGAAATGATGAGCATCGTAGCGATATGTCGTGACTATGCCAGTGAATCAAAGCTCACTGAGATTGATGTCGATACCGTTAGTTTATTTGCCTTTGAAGGGGAATAGTCATGTCAATAGTCAATGCAGTTAAAAGACAAATCATCATTGAAGAACAGGGACAAGATATGCCCGTGATAACAGCAAAACCTGTTTTGTATTTTATGGCAATCAGCGGAAATACCCATCAACAGATAGCAGCATATTCAGAAGCGGATGCACGGGAACGCGCAACAATATTATTTGGAAGAATGGTAAGAGGTTTTTATCAGGTGTTCCCATGTGATGTTGATTATTCAGCCTACCCAGACATACAAGTACGGAAAGACCTTGCACTGGGCGGATTTGGCGGGAGAGCGGCATGAGCTACACACCCGAAAAATTAGCAGACGCAAAAACCCGCTACCGTGTCGCAATGGAAGAAGCGGAAATGAGCTTAGCCATACTCTACATTATTGAAGACGAAGGCGGCAAAATCACAGGCTTGTTATTAGCCGATAAATTAATCAAGCGTGGACTATCAAATGCAGCAACCGCCGCTGATTTATGCGATCAGTTAGAAATGGGTAAAACTGAAATTATCCGTCTCACTGACGACCTTTTAGACTTTGGCTTGGGAGAATTATTATGAGCGACAATCAAGACAACCTACCTGTATTAATCATGCAAGCCTTACCAGCCAACGCCTTACAACTGGCAACCTTAGCGGGTGAAATCAACGCAATGGAATCAGTGCGTATCGATATGGCGGCGGCAACGTGTATGGCGGTCAACAAAACGCTAATCCACACGGTTAAACAGGGCGAAAAAATTAGACAGGCAAAGGCACAGGTACAAGGCAGCTTTACTGCGTGGCTAAAGGTTAACTGCCCAGCAATCGGCAGAACCTCCGCTTATAACTACATGGCGTTAGCGGAAAAGATGGCTCATTTATTGGATGATTCGGTTGTTCAGACAGCTGGACGATTGCTATCTGATAATTTATCGCAGTCGCAAATAATCGCATTAATTTCGGCGCCCGAAGAACTACAGATAGAAGTATCAGCGCGGGTGGATGCAGGCGAGAAAGTGCCAGTAGATGAAATTGACAGGTTAAGAAAGAAAGCCCAGCAAGCAGATGAAGACTATATAAAAGTAGCCGCCGAGAATGCTGAATTGTTGAGAGACAAAAACGCACTAGAGGATGCGGTAGATGATTTTAAACGCGAAGTTGAAGTCATTAAAAGCGACAAGGGCTTTAATGCCTTGGTTATCGGCTTTGTTGCTGAGCAAGTAGACACTGAAAAAGCCAAACTACAGCAAGATGTGGACACGTTGGTTGCTCAACACGCGACTGACTATCAAAGCCAGATAGATCACCTTCAAGACAAACTATCGACTGCGACTAATAACCTAGTCAAGGCTAAAAATCCAGCCGTGTTAGTTGAATTAAACAACCAAATCGTTGACCTAGAAAACGAACTGGCACGCACCGCCCACCGCCTAGAGACCGCTAATGCAGAAGTCGCCTATCGCGGTATCGCTACACACGCTATCGAGTCCAGTGCCAGTATGACTATTAGCTTACTAGACCTGAGTGACGCGCTAATCGTTGACTCCGCTACCACTGAGTTACTACTGCGTGCCGCCCATGATTTGAGCGGTATTGTCGAGCTGCTACAAAAAGCAGCCGCCGTTGAACAGTTTGATATTGAGGGCTAAGTCATGAGCAAAGAACGCTTAATCACCTTGCCACAAGCCGCCGAACTACTAGGAATTACCTACGGAACATTAAACGGTCGATACACTAGGCACGAGTTTGGCTTACCTGAAGCAGTAGCCGATAAAGCTAAGCGTGGCGCAGACCTGTATCGCGCCGCTGATTTTATCGAATACAAGAAAACAGGCGGCAAACGCAGAGGCTTAAATAATGAATTAGCGCAGTTATTTATCACTTATCAAATTGGGTGCAAGCCCGCTGGAGTATCGTTATGAATTGCAAATGTCCTGTCTGTGGAACAACGGGGTCGCTGGCTGTGTTTTTAGGGGATGATGATATGTCTAAGGCGATTATGGCAGCATTGGATTTATCACCCATAGGCAGACCGATTGCCAAATATTTAACCCTGTTTACACCTGCTAAAAGCAAATTAACACCTGCAAAATTTGCCGCGTTATTAGGTGAAATATCGCCCATGATTGCCGAGCAAGCTATGAAGCGCAACGGCATAAGCCACAGCGTACCGCTCGCTATCTGGGAAAGCGCGATTAGAAAAACCTTGGCAGCGCGTGATGCAGGGAAATTAACACTGCCGTTTAAAACCCACGGCTACTTATTGGAAGTGGTGGTGTCTGAATTAGCCCATGCTCAAGCCGATAAAGACGCACGAGCCAGTGCTAAAAAAGCCAGTGAAAGCCACGCGGTAGAGCAACAATTAGCCGATGCCCGCCGTCGTGCCGATGAAAAAGAAAAGCCAAAAACACACGTCCCTGCACCCGTGCCAGCGGCGTGGGCAAATCAGCTGAAGGAGATGTTAGCCACTGCCAAACAAGCCCCTCCGCTCACACCAGAGCAGAAAGCCGAGCAGGTTAAACGCTTGCAATCAGTGACAGCAAACCTGAGTGCCGAAGAGCAAGCCAAGCTGAATGCCTATCGCACTGAGCGCGGCGACTTTGCTTTAGAAGCCTAACAAAAACCCAACAGGAAAAACATAATGACCATAACGCAACGCATTCAACAACTATTCGCCCGCGCAGACGCGTGGAAAAAAGACCCAATGACCAATGAAACCGCCGTTAAAGACTCACAAGGGCGGCTTTGTCCAATCACTATGTTTAGCGATGTGCAGTTAGCGCGCAACCTGCTTGTCACGGAAGGCATTGCCGAAGCCAAACGCCGTGCGACTGAGCAGAACAACTACCACCAAGACCTGATGGCATCAATCACTGAGTTTTTCCGAATCAGTGCCGAAGAACACAAGGCTAAAGGCTTAGGCACGGAAGACGGCGTATCAATGGTCTCTATTGATGGCTTGCAGCGCATTAAGGTAGTCAAGGCTAAATCAGCGACCGCTAACGAAAAGTTAATGATAGCCAAGACCATGCTGGAAAAACTGGTAGAAGAACGCGGCGCGAACATTGAACCGTTTTTTAAAACCCTGGCTTTGTCTGCGTTTGAAACCAGTTCCACAGGGCAAATGCGTCTTGATAAAGTCATGGAACTAAAGAACCTGCGTTGTGATTACCCCGAATGGCTAGAGATTAAGGCGGCATTAGATCAAGCCATCGAGTATGTGTTTAAAAAGCGTTATGTGGTGTTTTATGAGCGTGAATCGGTTAAAAAATCGTGGGTGCAAATCCCACTGAACTTGCACAATAACTAAGCTCAGTCATGAAAAACCCCAACGATGATTTTTTATTGGATTTACAAACCATTGTTAAATCTGCATTGACAGCGAACAGCGAACAGTCAGCGCAAGTTAAGGAAATTATTGCGGGTGTAGTTAATAACTGGGGCGGTTTACAGCCTTACATTCGCAAGAATGAAGAAAAACGCGAGCAGAACACTAAGCGCGACCACCTGCTATACCAACGCTTCAATGGCAGAAACAAACGTGAGTTATGTCATGAGTTTGGTATTTCAGAAGGTTATTTATATGAAATTATCCGTCGCGTGCAGAATGAAGCACAGGCGGATTTATTCCCCAAGAACGAGACTAAACAATGAAAACAGATGCACAAAAAGCCGCTGATAAACGGGCGAATAGCTTGACATTACAGGGTATTAAACGCACTAAGCCACACCATGTAAAAAACATTGCTATCGCACCTGCTACCCTGATTTGCTACCCAGCATGGAGAAAGTCATGAGCAACGACCTACACAAACGCCACTTGGCAAAAATTCACCTACTGAAAAAACAGCTAGGGCTGGATGAAGAAACCTACCGTGGCTTGTTACTGGCACACGGTGGGCATAACTCCGCTAAAGACATGACTGCGCAAGAAAAAGTGAGGGTTATTAATTGGATGTCAGGCTATATCAACGGTAAATCCGTTGCTGAAGAATACGCTGATAGAGCCAGCTTGTTTAATGCCATTAGTAGTCTAAAGCTAAAAATGGGGCGATATGGTCAATATGCTAACCGCATTGCGGGGCGTATGTTTGGTAATAGTGATTTAAAACGCTGTACCGTGATTGAGTTGGGCATGGTGTTAGCGGCAATGCGTGAGCAGCATCAACGGGAGTCAGTAGCCTAATTAATCAATCACAGTGCGGTATACTGGCAGCTCACACTATCTTTTAATAACTTAGGATGTAAAGATGAAAAAGTTGATTATGTGGATGCTTATTCTATTTGTCAGTGCCGCCAATGCCAGTGATACGGATGGTGACACGAACAATGACGGCATTCTATCGGGCGAAGAACAGTATTTTTTTGAGCATCCATCCGTTAATGCGTCCGACGGGGAGATAAAAAACGCGATTGAACAGGCAAAAATGGAACAAGAAATGGCTGTTCGGCAAGAAGAGTCTGAAAGGGTGCAAATTGCGGCAAGCAATAGACAGACAGTGGATACTCCGCAATCCAATTCAGCCGAGCGTGAAAATTTGTTACGCACGATAAACCGTCCAGTTACTGGCATGGCAGATGCGCTGGATAAAAAATACGCTACCAGAGCATTGGAAACATTAAATGGCACTGGCTCAAGCAGCAGAAATGCGATGGAGGATAGAATCAATGGGCAAAACGCGCAGATGAACGCTCAGCTTCAGCGACAACAAGCGGAGCAACAACGATTAAGCGATCAACTGAGAAGATTAAATCGCTAGTTTTGTAGGTTGGGTTAGGCGATAGCCGTAACCCAACAGTTACCGCATTATCGGAGTCAAAACTCATGAGTTTTGATTCCAGTTTGACAAAAGCGCGTTATCGGGTTTATCTTATCCATGCACTGGCAAAATCCAGTGTCAGGGGTGAGAGCCTGAATAGTCTATGGTGCAAGCGCACCTTAACGCGCTTTTTTTATGCCTATCAGTTTATGGTGGGTGTAATTTGGGGAGTCTTACGACTCGCCGCGCCCATAGACGCGGTCTCTCAACCTGAATTATGCCTGCCGCCCAACTTTTGAGAGAGTTGACGCGGTTTCCTACTTTTCTATGGAGACTATCATGTCTAACAATTCAGCTATTCAAGCATTCCAATTTCAAGCTACTTCACTGCGTGTCGAAACAGACGAACATGGAAATCCATTGTTCTGTGCTAAAGATGTTTGTGATATTTTGGGGTATGCCAATTCACGCGACATAATAAAGAAATTTTGCAGAGAAGCTGGTGTATCTAATCGATACGTCAGCCATGAAAGCGGAGCAAAACAAGCGTCATTCATTGACGAAGGAAATCTTTACCGTCTAATCATAAAATCCAACAAACCAGAGTCAGAGCCGTTTGAAGCATGGGTTTGTGATGAAGTTCTCCCCGCTATCCGCAAAACAGGCGGCTACGGAATGCCCGACTACTCGCAACCCATTACCACCCCTATCACACTAGAAGAGTTTGAAACCCGTCACGCCTTTCACACCAACGCCCTAGCGCAACTCAAAACCGCCACCGTCACTATGACCGTTAGCGGTGCAGATTGCTTAACCATGTCAAAGAACTTCCAGAACGCCTTACAAGGCAAGTTCACCGAAAAAGCCCTTGAGTTTGTGTTTGGTAGTGACAAGCCCAGCAAGCTCAAAAGAACCCGCTGGACACAATTCGAGATTGACGCACTCAGAGCCTATCGCGACGATGGCTACACTGCCGCCGACATTGCCAAAAAACTAAACCGCACCACCGATGGCGTTAGAAATGCAGCGTACAAATACGCCAAGGCAGGTACGGCATGAGCAATGAAGACCGCCTAATCCTCAGTCAATGCGTGGTAGCAATGGCTGAAATTACCCAACTACAGCTTGAACTGCACAACCGCATTCAAGTCTTAGCAGGCTTACTGGCTACCATGCGCCTACGAAAAGAAACCGAAGCCACGCCCCACTTAACCCGCATTAAATAACCCATCCCAAAGTCCTGTAAGGCATTCACCACCTTGCAGGACTCCTTCGCAAAAACACTGACTCATCTCATTAACACCCGTCCGCACTAATCCCTATCATGACTCCTAACTAAGGAGCTAGTCATGAAAAACCCCATTGATAACACCGCACCCAGCAAACAATGGGTGCAATCAAAAACGATACTTTTTAATGTTTTAATTGCCGTACTGACTGTGTTAACTGCCGAGTCAGATACCCTGCGTGGCTTACTGTCAGACCGTGGCTATGTGTATTTGATGCTGTTTGTCGCTGTTGGCAACGCCCTATTGCACTTAAAAACCAGCGCGGCGATTGCTAAACCGCGCTTTATTCGCAAGCAGATAAAGGGCTGATTATGGATTACGAACTCGCCAAACTAGCCTTTATGGGTCTCAATGTCTTATTGACCATTGGGCTATGGCTATCAACTAATCGCGATAAAAAAGACCTAGCAACGATTGACAGCATCACCCGCATTGAGTCCCGTTTTAATGAAAAAATCCAAGTCCAAGAAGTGGCAATGGCGCAGGTAAAGCAAGAGCTGATGCACGCAGTAACCACGGAAGACTTGGATAAAATTTACCGTGAAATTAACGAAACTAAAGCCTCCGTTAATATGCAGGTAGGGGAATTGAAGCACATCAATAAATCACTGGATAGCCTAACAACATGGGCAAGGACAGCCACATTATGAGTTTTATCGACATTGAAAATCAGCAAATACGCCGTGACCTGTTAAGCCTGCTTAATACCGATGGTGATTTTGCGATGAATGAAATGAGCTTATTGGCAGGTATGAAATCATTGGGTAATCCGATTGCCCGCGATACCTTGACTACACAGTTGCACTGGCTACAAGAGCAGGCATTAATCGCATTAAAAGACATCGGTAATACAGGCATTACCATTGCCAAGCTCACCCAACGCGGCGCGGATGTGGCGCAAGGCTTAGCCACTGTGCCGAACATTGCCAGAATGCCACTGGATTAATCATGGGCAGAAAATCGACGTTTAGCCAGTTGCCAGAAGAGATCACCGCGCGGTTTCATGAGCTTCTGCGTTCAGACAAATACACGCAAGAACAAATGCGTGACTATCTGAATGACTATCTGAATGAGCTAGGTGAGCAGCCTGTTATTACTCGCGACATCGTTCAGAAACAAGCTAAAAATTACAAAGAGCGGTTGATTGCAATCAGTGAAGACCGCCGCCGTGAAAAAGAGATTATTAACGGCATTATGGCAGCCACAGGCATGAAGCCAGACGCAGAACAAGCACAGCTCACATCGATTTTATTGCAGAGTATTATTTCAAAAGTCACTATCGAAATGTCAGACAGTGAGGAATTGCCTGATATTGATAACATCAAAAAACTAGCGTGGACACACAAAATAGTCAATGAATCGAACCGCGTTATTGAACAGTCTGTTAAACAAGCAGAGGAGAGGCTGGCTAAGGAAATGGCGGCGGCGATGAAAGCCAACGGCGTTGATGCAGAAACAATCAGAGTAGTGGAGAGGGCAATTGTCAAAGTTACAGATACCAACGGCTGATGCTTTTCTACCGTTCTTAGAAAACCGTACAGCGCGCAACCACGCGGCGCACGGCGGACGCGGCGGCATGAAATCACATTACTTCGCAGGCGCATTGATTGAAGAGCATTTATGCACGGGCGGGTTTCGTTCTGTGTGTATTCGTGAGATTCAAAAAACCCTAGGCAGCTCATCTAAGCAGCTGCTAGAAGACAAACTACGCGAGTTTAAATTAACCCGCGCAGGTCAAGGCTTTAAGGTTTTTAATGACGTTATCCAAACGCCTCAAGATGGCTTAATCCTGTTTCAAGGGATGCAAGACCATACAGCCGATTCGATAAAATCATTAGAAGGCATGGATTTAGCGTGGGTAGAAGAGGCGCAAACCATTACCGAGCGGTCGTTGAATATGTTACGCCCAACAATACGCAAGAAAGGTTCGCGGTTATGGTTTGGCTGGAATCCACGTCGCAAAACCGACGCGGTAGACAAGTTTTTTAGAAGTGCAGAAACGCCCACTAACTCAATTATTTTAAAAACTGGCTGGCAACATAACCCATGGTGGACAGCAGAATTAGAGCAAGAACGGCTAGACGATTTACGCATTAACCCCGATCAATACGATCATATCTGGGAAGGCGGTTATATCTCAGTCGCTAACGGCGCGTACTTTGCCCAGCACTTACAGCAAGCACGGCTTGAAAATCGCATTGGTAAGGTAAACGTAGACCCACTGCTACGCAAGTATGCCTTTATTGATATTGGCGGCACAGGGGCTAATTCTGACGCTTTTACGATGTGGATAGTGCAGTTTGTTGGTAAAGAAATCCGCGTGCTGAATTATTACGAAGTCATAGGGCAGCCATTAGCCGCTCATGTGACGTGGTTACGCACTAATGCTTACGACGATGCAGTGATTGTATTGCCACACGACGGTCGGCAACACGACAAGGTTTACAAGGTGACTTATGAGTCGTCCTTTAAAGACCTAGGTTTTAACGTGATTGTCATACCCAACCAAGGCGCGGGTGCGGCAAATATGCGTATCGAAGCAGTACGCGGTTGTTTCCATGACTGTTATTTTGACGAGATTAAATGTGCAGCAGGGCTTGAGGCTCTAGGCTGGTATCACGAAAAGAAAGACGCAAATAGAAATATCGGTTTAGGTGCGGATCATGATTGGTCTAGTCACGGCGCAGATAGTTTTGGCTTAATGGCCATCACCAGAAACAAGCTCAGCAAGCCACGCGATACGCGAAAAATAGCGTTAATCAATAACGCCCCTTCTGACTCGATAGCAGGATATTAAGCAATGTTTGACGAATTTGAGCAGGAAGACAGCCCCGAAGAAGAAGCCAAGGAATTACTGGAGGCACTGGGTGAACGCTTGCAAAAACTGGCAAATGAACAGATTGCTATTCGTGAGGTCGTGCAGACCCGCTGGTTAGATGATTTAGATCAATACATGGGGCGTTATGACTCAGAAACACTGGCAAGGCTAGAGCAGTCAGGCGGTTCTAAGGCGTTTGTGAACATTACCCGCCCTAAGACCTTGCAAGCAGAGTCACGCTTAGCGGATATGCTGTTGCCGACGGATGATAAGAATTGGGCAATACAACTCACGCCAGTTCCTGAGTTTCACGCCGCGCTGAATAATCACCGTGTTGTGTCGAACGATGAACAAGGCAATCCTGTCACTGTGGCACAAATCGCCATGAAAGAAATGCGCAAACCTTGCTTAGCAATGGAAAGCGAGATAGACGACCAACTGACAGAATGTAACTACCACCGCACCGCCCGCGAAGTGATCCATGATGCTTGCCTATTCGGCACGGGCATTATTAAAGCCCCTGTGATTGTCGAAAAAGTCACTAAGAAATGGCAGAAGCTACAGGGCGCGGTGCATGAATTAACTGCTAATAGTCAGTTTGTACCCAGTGCAGAGCGGGTAGAGGTGTGGAATTTTTTTCCCGATATGGCAGCGCACCACATTGATGATTGCGAGTTTGTCTTAGAACGGCGTTATGTCAGCAAGTCACAGTTGCTAAAACTGGCTAAAAACCCTGCTTACGATAGTGCGGCAATTAAAAAAGTCATTAGTGAGAAGCGCAATTACGAAGCCAATAACAGCGGCACGCACATATCACGCCTGAGAGATTCATCGGATTTAAACATCTCGCTTAATAAAAATCGTTTTGAGCTATGGGAATACTGGGGCGCGATTAGTAGCGAAGATTTAAGCGCGTGCGGGCATGATGTTGATGATATGGGTGAGCATAACGCGGTGGTATGTTTCATTAACGGCGTGGTGATTAAAGGCGATTTAAACGCCGATGAAACAGGCGATAACCCGTATTCGATGTTTATTTATGAAAAAGACGACTCAAGTATTTTTGGCTTAGGTGTGCCGTTTTTACTGAGAAATGAACAGCGTATCGCTAATGCAGCGTGGCGAATGGCACTGGATAACGCGGCTTTAACTACAGGGCCACAAATTATTGTTAATCGTGAGCTTGTCATTCCGTCGGATGGAAATTGGGATTTAAAGCCTAAAAAAGTGTGGTGGTTAAATTCAGAAGTGGGCAGTGTGCGTGACGTGTTTGCCACGCATGACATTAACGGGCATCAAGCCGAATTGATTAATTTATACGAACTTGCCAAGGGAATGGCAGACGACGTGACGAATATGCCATTAATCGCACAAGGCGATTCAAACGCCGCGCCTGATACAGCTACAGGTACGTCTATGCTGATGAACGCGGCAAATGCGACACTAAGGCGCGTGGTGAAGTATTTTGACGACAATATCACCGAGCCAGTCATTACCCGCTTCTATAACTGGAATATGCAAAATAGCGACAAGGAAGCGATTAAAGGAGACTTTAATGTTGATGCTAGGGGTAGCAGTGCCTTATTGGTTAAAGAGACTCAGAATCACGCCCTGCTTAATTTATTGAGTATATCTGAGAGTCCTACTTACTCGCCATTAACTAAACACGCTGAATTGTATCGAAAAGCGGTACAGGCGCAGCACATTAACGCGGACGACGTGATTAAGACTGACGAAGAAATAGCCGCCGATGCGCAGAAACCAGATCCGCAACAACAGCAATTAGCACAATTGCAAATTGAAAAACTGACTGAAGAAGTCGCAAATCTAAAATTAACAGGCAACAAAATCATTGCCGATACTGCCGTGCAGAATGTTGACGCGCTCTTCGGATCAATGAATACCGCCGAGAAAGTCGCGCTAATGCCAGAAATAGCAATTATGGGCGATGAAATCAGCAAATCAGCAGGATTTATTGACCATGATGGCGGGTCAATTGTTACACCACAATCACCACCCACAGAACAACAGGAGGCACAAAATGGCAGCGAGCAAAGGCAAGAGCAAGAGCAAAACCCCACCGAAACCGAAATGCTAGGCAATCAGGTGGAGGTACTACCACCGCCTGAACAAAACACCCACCCACAATTTCCACCTAATCCAGATGTTGGGATGATGGCGGGGATTGATAGTTAAAAACTGTCCAGACGACTGGACAGTTTAGAGAGCGCGAATGATAGAGAAAAGCTCGCAAACGTGGGAGACCGTGAGTACAGAGCTGGACAAAGAAGCCGAGCGCGTACAGAAGCTGATTTTAGCGCGTGGTTTCTCGCACGATGAAAGCAATTATTGCCGTGGTTATCATGCGGCATTGTTGAAAATTAAGGCACTGGAAAATCCAGTGGTTACTGAAAAAGTTATACCAATCCAGTATTAGGAGGCGAATGTGGATGAAGTTGTTAATGATTATGTTGATAAGCCCAGCTTTGAGACGGGCTTTAATGAATCGGTAGAGTCTACTGCCGATATTAAGCAAGATGATAGTGATAATGCTGTCATTGTTGCTGATAAGCCAGAACCCGAAGGCGATGTTAAAGCCGATGTGGTTGTTAAGGTAGAAGAACCCGTTAGCAAGCAAGAGCCAGATAAGGTAATTGCTGAAAAAGAATCGGCTGATTTTGATAGTTTACAGCAAGATTTAAACACGGCTTATGAGTCACTAACCGCTGATATTGCTGATAAGTATGAGCGCGGTGAACTGACTTACAAAGACGCGCAGGTGCAGCAAGCGCAGTTAAATACGCGCTATCAAGCCGAGGCTGGAAAATTAACCGCTCAGTCAGCAACTGCCCAGCAAGCGCAGGCTAAAACAGAAAGCGACTGGCAAAGCACACAAGATGCTTTTTTTGCGGATAACGCTGATTTTAAAGACCCGATTATTCACGGTGCGTTAGCGGCCGCGTTGACTGAGTTGTATAAAGACCCTGCCAATGCGAGCAAAACACAAGGCGCATTGTTTCAAGAGGCGATTGCACAAGTGAGTAGCAAGCTGGGAATGAGTGTTGCATCCTCAGAAAAAGCTGACGATTTAACCAAAAAACGCCAAGGGCGCTTAGCGGGCAATGTGTCTGTTAAAAGTTCTGGTAACACAGTGCAGCAAAAGGCTAAAGGCTTTGATGCTGGATTTAATGCGAAAGACTAGGAGTAGTTGACTATGGTAGCCACAGTTTACGGTGACATTAGTTTAGAAGACGCGGGATACATGGTTAGAAAAATGCTTGACCATGCCAACCCCGAATTGGTTTTAACGCTGTTTGGGCAGTCAGAAGAATTGCCCGAAGACAGTAACGACACAGTGATTTTTACCCGAGCCGTGCCGTTTGCAGTATCGACAGCCCCATTGGTTGAGGGCGTAACACCCTCTTCTCAAAAACTGACGTATGAACGGGTAAAAACAAAAATTGAGCAGTATGGCAACTGGGTAGAAATTACCGACAAAGCCGAAGATTTAGCCAAGAACCCACGCAAAGCGTTAGACGTTACGCAGATGTTATTGGGTGAGCAAGCGGGTAAAACCGTGGAGATGGTGACGTATGGCAAAGTTAAGGCGGGTACAAATGTATTTTATGACACCAACACTCACGCCAGCCGCGCTGCCGTCGATTCAAAAATCACTAAAACACGCTTGCGTGCTGTGGTGCGGTCGTTAAAAGCCAATCTAGCCAGCTTTGTCACGCAGATGGTCTCAGCGTCGCCAAACTACAAAACTGAACCACTAGCTCCTGCTTTTATCGGCTTGGTGCATACCGACGCAGAAAACGATATTCGCGAGTTAGCAGGTTTTGCCCCTGTTGAGTTGTATGCGAAACAAGGCGTAGCAGTACATCCGTATGAAATCGGCAAGGTGGAAAATATCCGCATTATTTGTTCGCCGATGTTAGAGCCGTTTATTGGTGCGGGTGCAAGTGTGGGCAGTACAGGCATGGTAGGCACAACTAACATTGATGTTTATCCGATGTTAATTTTTGGCAAGAACGCTTACGGCACTATTCCGTTGAAAGGCAAGAATGCGATTGTGCCAAAAGTGTTGGCAGCCGATAGACCTGATAAGTCCGATCCATTAGGTCAACGTGGCAGTGCAAGCTGGAAAGCCTATCATGCAGCCGCAATTTTAAATGAATTGTGGATTGCACGGCTTGAAATCGCAGTAACGGCAATTTAACGTAAAGCCGTGAGCAATCGCGGCTTGCAAATTTAGGAGGGATTTATGACTTTACCATTAGCAGGCAGACTTGCTTTATCCAATGGCAAGATTGCAGAAGGCACGAACGCGACGACTATTCAAACCGCCGCCGCCACTGATTATGCGATTAACGAACAACTGTATTCCAAGGCGATTACTGACAATATCGCCTTGACAGCGTGTGCAGTGCAGGCGATAGGTACAACAGCGATGTATTCATTGTTTATGAATGCAGCGGGTACTGTGACTACAGTCAAAGGCACGGAACAAAAAACAGGCACTAAACAGCCGTTATCATGGGGCGTACAGCCTGCCGATACGGTGATGTTTGGGGCTATCAAGGTTGTTAATGCCACCAATACATTTACCGCTGGCACAACGGATTTATCCGCTTCAGGCGTAACAGCAACTTATTACAACGTGATGGCACAACCATCATTTACCTTACAGGCTTAAGATTATGGCTGACAAAGACAAGCTAACAAGCCCCGAAGACACGGTCGTTAAATCCGACAAAGTTACCATTATTGTCCACAAAGACCCCAACGACCCTACGTCATTGGTGGTCAACGGCGCGGTGAATGGCGTTAATTACTCGATTAAGCGGGGCGTTAAAGTTGAAGTGTCAAGAGCGATTCTTGAGTCATTAGAAAACGCTAAAGGTACAGCTTATTATCAAAATGGCGATGAAATGCAGGAAAACGATATTTCCTCTTATCCCATTAGTGTATTTACATAGTCATGACTAAGCCAGAGTTGTTAGCGTTGTTTCGTGTGGCGGCTAATGATGTAACTACGCCTTATCTATCATCTGACACAGCAGTTAATGGCTGGATAACGGAATCCGAAAGAGAAGGTGCGGAACGAGCATTATATTTACGCACAGGAAACGCGCACAACGTGGCGGTGGCGGCAGGAACGGCTGATTATACGATTAGCAGCAGTATTATTTTTATTGACCGCGCCAAGCTGAGCGGCGAACGTTTACCGCTTAAGCAGTCAACGCGGGAAGAGTTGGATTATTGGCGCGGTGACTGGGAGCTGGAAACAGGAACGCCCGCGCTGTTTATTATCGATGGTGCTGTGATGACGCTTTACCCAAAGCCTAACGCGGCATTTACCTTGCAATTGGGCGGCTCACGCCGTCCAGAAGCAAGCATGGAAACACCCGCGCATTTGCATGAAAATCTATTGTACTGGGTGTTATATCGACACTACTCAGTGCCTGATACGGATAGCATCAACGCAGGAAGCGCGGCTTTTAATTTAAAGCTATTTGAAAGCGTGTTTGGGCATAAACGTAATGCGTCATTTGATAATGCGTGGCGCAATAGGTCTAAAAATAACCACGAAAGCAGTCAATTTTAAGGGGCGGGGAAAATGAGTGAGTTACTAAATTACGATATTGAAAGCGGCGTGGCAAATGCAGGAGAAGACTCTTTTTATCAGCGTGGTAGACGCAGCACAGGAGCGGCGTTAGTTGAAATAGTTGACTCAAGTGGCAGTCCTATTGCTGGTGGCAACGCATCATTATCTGTAGGCGTAACTGCTAGAGTCTGCGTTAGTCATCCAGATATTACTGTACCAATAACCACAGGTGTTACGCTCGCCAGTTTATGTGCAGGCGGTATTATCCCTGTTGGAGCTGTAACCGCTGAGATACAAGCTCAGAATGGCGTAGTGCGTTATAGACTTGATGCGTCTACTGTTACACCGACAACTGGCAAGCGTATTAATGTTGACGAAAATTGTGTAATTGATTCAGTTTTAGCTAGTGTTAGAGTTGTTGCAGAAACTGCTGCCGTTACTTGTAGTGTTGCGTTCTTTGATAGGGTGTAAGTCATGAAACGCTTACCGCGTAACTGTCGTTTGCGGCAAATACCTCAAATTATATGGACTAACCGACCAGACTTTTATGCACCATTAACTCATTCACTTGCCTTAGCTAAAGGCAAAGGTGTAGCTACATTTACCCGTTCGACTACTGCTACTTGTTGGTGTTATCTTGAAAATGCGGTTAGTGGTGCTAGTCAAGTATTACAGGTTATCCCTAGCGGTATTCCTAGATTTGAGGGTGCTAGATTTATAGCATCTAATAATACTTGGAGTAACTTGCTGGCTGATGGTTCAGTAATACCCGAAGCTACTTTGAAAGGGGTAATGATTGAGGTTGCTAGCACGAATTTAGTTTTGCAGAGCAAAGCATTTAGTAATGGTAGCTGGGTAAAAGAAGCCAGTAGCATATCTGCAAATGCGGTTACAGCACCAGATGGTACATTAACAGCCGATAGGTTGATTGAAGCCGCAACAACCCAAGAACATAGGGCTTATCAATATATTACGTTGTCAGCAAGCACGGCATATACCGTATCTATTTTCGTAAAAGCATCTGGTAGAACCAGTATATTTTCAAAGGTTGCAACAAAAAATGAAACGTATGGTGGTGTTGTCTTTAATTTATCTACTGTAACAGCTACAGGACAGGGGGCTGGGTTAATAGCAGGCTCAGCAGGAATTATAGCCCTTGGCGGTGGGTGGTATCGCTGTAGCTACTCAGTAAATTCAGGAATTGGGTCGACATCTACTTACATTACAGTTCAGCCTACTATTGGTGAATCTATTTCTTATACGGGTGATGGAACGTCTGGCGTATATATTTGGGGAGCGCAACTCGAAGCAATCTCTTTCGCTTCCTCATACATACCCACAACCACAGCCACAGTTACCCGTAATGCTGATGTTTTAACTTTCCCTAGTGCTGGCAATGTGATTGATTCGTCTGTAACTGTGTTGATGGAAGCTACACCTGCTTTTAACATTCCGAGTAGCTCAACTGGTGGATACGGTAATAATTACTTACTAGATTTTGGTATTAGTAATGGGGTAGTGGCAAAAAATGGCTCTGGTATGTTTAGTTTTGATGGTACAAATACCGTAAATACACCTGCTTGGATACCCCTTAAAAACACCTCTTATAAAATTGGTTCTCGCTATGGTTCTACTGGTCAAAGAAACTTCTTAAATGGCGTAGCTGGAACTAATGGAAGTTTTGACGGTTCTATAAACTCAAGGACGAATATGACTATCGGTGGCTATGGTGGAGGAGCTGGCTATAACTGGGGTGGAACGATTAAGAACTTGAAGATTTACAAAAAAGCCCTAACCGATGCTCAGATACAGCAACAAACAACCTAAGGAAAACAAATGTTAAACCAGTATTGGTTCAGTATTGCAGTAGAACCTGTCGTTACAATTGAGCAGCTACAAGAGCATAGTGACTTATTCTCTAACTGTTTCTATCCGATTGGTAATGAAGTTGATGGTAGGATGCTTTGTAGAGTCCTTGCTGATGACTTTGAAAGTATTAGGGTTATTCTTGATAGTATTGGTAAAGAAACTATTTTATGTGGTGGACAAGATGAAGAAGGCTACTGGCTTGATAGCTTAGAAAGGAATGACGCTGAGTTCGAGAAGTTTATGCAGTCGAGAGTTGAAGCTATTGACGGCATAGACTACACAATCACGCCTGCTGATAATACCAGTGGTGGTAGACCTGCTTTTAAAGAAGGGATTTACCAACAGTGAGCAACATCGCACTATCTAGCTTTAAAGGCATTAATAACAAGGCAAATGAAACCCGCTTGCCTGATGGTTATTTGCGCGAGTGCGTAGATTTTGTTATCAACAACAGCGGTGTCTTGACGCAACGCGAAGGCTATACGCTAAAAATAAGTGGCGAATTTACTGCGTTGTGGAGCGATGGCTTGCGCTGCTTTGCAGTTCGCAATGGCGATTTAATCGAGGTGTTTCCTGATTACACAGCTAAAGTTTTACGCGCTAATGCTGGGCGAGTTAGCCTTGATTTTTGCGAGTGTGATGGTGATTATTATTTTGTCGGCAATGCAATTACTGGGGTTATTCGCGGAGATTCTGTTCAGCAGTTTGGGCAGGATATGGTTATCGAGCAGCCTAGGGTAGCGGTTATTGATGGCGGGGCATTGCAGGCAGGGACTTATTTAATTGCGGTCACAACACTGGACGGATTCGGCAAAGAATCTGGCACGGTCGAGCCTGTCTCTGTTGTTGTGACGGAAGATAATAGTGCGTTACAGCTCAGTGGCTTTTCATTGCCTAGCGATAGCGGCTCACCCCATTTTGCAATTTATCTCAGTGATACAAATGGCAATGCGCTGTATAGGCAAGGCATTATTGCGATCAATACGCAAACTGTCATATTAACTGACGTTGATAACAGTACGCTGATGCTTGATTCATTCGGCATGCTGCCCGCACCTTTTGGTCGGTGCATTGCCTATCACTACGGGCATTTGTTTATTGCCAGCGGCAATGTGCTTTATTATTCGGACACAATGGCGTATCACCGCTGGAATCCTGCTAATAATTACACTTATCCCAGCGAAATTACGGCAATTATGTCGTGTGAAACGGGACTATGGATAGGTACAAGGTCAAGCGGGCTGTTTTGGATTAGCGGCAAAACCCCCAGTCATGGGCGCGAAGCAAGCGGAGATTTTAGCCAAACTCATAAGCACAGTGCGTGCGTTTTTCAAGGTAGTGAAAAGCGCGTAGAAGCAGATGCAATAAGCCAGACAACTTATGGTTGGATGATAACAGCCCAGGAAGGTTTATTTTTACTGTTAGATCAAGGGCAGTTTTTTAATGTCTCACAAGATAATATCAGGCTACCAATAGCTAGAGAGTGTACAGGTGCGATTATGCGCAACAACGATTCAATCAATTATTTAGCAATTTTACACGGCGCGGGAATACCGCAAAGGAGCATTTAAGATGGCAGGCGTAACAGCAGATGAAGGGGCAAAATTAATTGCCGATTTAATTTACCTAGGCAGTAGCGTAGATGCAGGCACGACTTTACAGCTAGGTCTTTTTACCAATAATTTAAGTCAAGCGGCAATGAAGGCGTTAGCACTGACGGCAGTAACTGAGCCGACGGGCGGCGGCTACGCAAGAAAAACACTAACACGCGCAAGTTTTACTCGCGCTGGAGGCGTTAGCGGGTACGAGGCACAAATTTTTACACCTGTCACCGTTGGCTACACAGGCACAATTTACGGCTACTTTATCGCCACGACTGGCACGACACCTAGGCTACTGGAGGTTGAGCTATATGCCACGCCAATAACATTGCCGACTGTCAATACCACCCATTCTGTTGCATTAAACTCTACGACATCGTAAAGGGGTTTCAGTGGCCATTGATTTACTGCTTCATTTTGATACAGATTTTTCTGACTCAAGCGTCAATGATCACGTTATTGATATTGTTAGCGGCACACCTACAATATTAACGACAGGGCAAACATTTGGGGTCGGGTGTTATTCGGGTGGATTAACTAGGTATTATGTTACACCGCCAGTGGGTAATTTCACTCTTAGATGTAGAGTAACAATACCTATTGGCGTTAGTACGCCTAACGCGTTAATTGGCATAAACGCGGTTTATGCTGACATAAGTATACGTCTGACAGACTGGGGAACTCCTGAGATAGCTCTTATCGGTACTAGCGAACCATCATCTCCTGTCTCAGTATCTTATGGGTCTACTTACGCCATAAGTATTGAGTTTTTTGGGGGAAATGCCTTGTTATATGTGGACGGTGCATTAGTTTCTTCGCTTTTTGTGGGCGAAGTTCCCAGCGGGGGATCTGAACGCATATCGTTCTACGGCGATAGTTTTATTTATGATGAGGTTATGTATGACAACACAACCGCTCTAGCGGGAGGTGCGTCAAGCTACACGGTGGAAACATCCGCATTTGGCGCGAGTGCAATAGTTGAGATAGCTGTTACAGGCAATATACAGACCGTCACTACCACTAATGCTATCACTAAATTTAGCATCAACGGCGATGTACAGATTGTTACAGTCCCAGAGTCGGTAGTTAAAAATGGCGACATATTTACTGGTGATGTACAGATTGTTACAGTCCCAGAGTCGGTAGTTAAAAATCTGTACATATTTACTGGTGATGTACAGATTGTTACAGTCCCCGAATCGGTAACGACATATACGACAGCAGCATTAGGGAACATCAGCACGCTAAACACGCCAAGCTCTCTGATTAAAAATTCAAATATTTTTTCTGGTCGCGTATCGACAATAACAGCTCCCAGTGCGGTGGTGTCTACAGTCTACGCATTTGTAGGTAGCACAGCACGCGCAACGATACCAGCATCAAACTACGCGGTCGCTCAGCATTTTATTGGCAGCGTAACGACCAACACCACGACAGGCCCTACACTGTCGCTCAGTCATACGGCAATCGGTAATATATCGACGCTTACCAAGCCGAGTGCATTATTTACGCTTAAATCACCTTCTTTAGCCCTTAATTTCGCGCTGGAAAATAAGAGTTTTACGACATTTAGCAATCATGACTTTGTTGGATCATGCGTGTTTGGCGGTAAGACATTGTTTATCAGTGACGCTGGGTTATTTGAGGCAGGCGGCTTGACTGATAACAATGCGCCAATTGTGCCTAGCCTGAAAACGGGAAAAATGGACACAGTAATGGGCGCAAACGGCGCAATTCATAGCCATAAAATCAAGCGATTACCTGATTCTAAAGTCTATATTGATGCTGATAAAACAGGGGGCGCGATTGATTTAACGATAACAGCAGACACCAGTACCAACACCTACAATAATGCAGTGACTCATGACGGTTTTGCTACTCATGCTATTAAGGTAGGTAGAGGCATTAAATACAATTATGTGCAGCTAGAGATAATCGGCAATGGATGTTCAAGGCTTGACATTGGGTCGATACGCTACAATCCAATAGAAATCCAGCGGAGTGAGCGGTGATACAGCCACCACGCCTTGATTATATCGGTGATATTAAAAAAGCAATAACACTCAAGGGTGTTGCGCTTAATTTTTATACATTTGTTGCCAATAGTATGGGGTCGGCTGCTATGGTTACACGCGACAAGACAGTAGGGAATCATGCAATTATCAGAGTGTCTGTGACTACCACGCTGTATGGTGACAAGCGCGGTTCAGTGGCTATCTACTGGGAAACTGAAGTAGATGGCGCGATTGCTGGCGTTTATATTTGCTACCCTGACAGCGAAGGCGTTGAATACTGGCACACTTACGGTATTAATGAAAACGATTATTACAGTTGGTACAGATACCGCGACTGGCTGATTTACAACAACAAACCCACCCTCATTCCGACTGTTTTTGATAACAGTTCAACCGATAAAAAGAAACAATTTCATAACGCCACAGCAGGTGCATATTGGGTTAATGCCCGTAAAACGCAATGCCTAACGTGGAGTGATAAAAACGTTTTTCTAGCAGGCGTTAATATTATCCGCGTACCCGATGGCAGTATTGCGGGTGCTTTTATTCGTGATAAAAAAGTTATTATTATTACTGATGGTTTAACAGCGAGCGTCTATAAATTATCAACCACTGATTATGTTTTAGAAAACACTGTAACGATAACCCGTCTTGCAACGTCGGCAAATGAACCCGCCGCTGTTTGTGAACCCAACGCCCTATTTTTATATATTTCTACCGTCACCACCGACCGCGTAGAGCTAGAAACCTTTGCCATTTCTTCGTCATTTGAGTTTGAGAGTAAATCGGTTGAATCATTCCCATTCGGCAGCGGCGGCTATGGCGGCAATGCGAGCAGTTGGTCAAATACCGCAAACGCGCCCAATTCATTTGTCGGTATTTATGGCAGTGTCGGGGGTGCTTATTTAGTGACAGAGGATTATTCGGGTACGAGTAGTGGCGTGGATACAGTTACGCATGGAGCATCTATTAATCCAAATATCGCTGATCCTGTAATTACCGCGACATTAAAAACATCGCTTGAAGCGATAGACAGGACGTGGCACATAACCCCGCTAAAAGATGGCGTTAAACAAACTGAGCTACTTTCCAGCGTAACTGCGACACAAACAGGGTCGTCATCATTCGCTGCTGATTTTAATGAGTTCGATACGGGCTTGGGGGAATGGATAGATAAGCCGACGGGCGGATATATGCCTTGGGATGGTGCGTATTGGCGTGGTGTTACCGAGGATTTTTTTATAGCTAACCCCCACCCCGATGCGTACCATGGACTTGATGGTGTCTGGTGGTATCCAGATCTAGTCCCAATAACAGTCAGAACATGGACTCCTTTGTACGACACACAGGTAACAAACACTGTAACTACAAGCGGCAGCATAGCAGCAACAACTATTATTTACTGCTCGCCAGCGGATGAATTTATTGTCACATCTTCTTTCAATGCGACAGTTTCAAATGGTGTTGGCACATCATTCGAGGTCATCAAAGCTACGCATAAATCGAAAATAGTGTATGAGCATACCAGTGAACCCGTACCTTATAGCGGCAGTGGCGGTGCGCCTTTCTACGCTGAAAACTACCACGCCCCGCCGCTTTATATGGGCGCAGTATTCGATGGCGAATTTTGCTTTATTCAAATAACCCCCAACCGCGCCGTTTTATTCTCAATAAAATCAGGCAAAATCAAAGAGATAACCACCACTCAGTCCATAGACAGAGTAAACTTAACAACCTTATAAATTGAGACAGTCATGACATGGATAAATGAACCGCTTAATATAATAACAGCCCCAAATGATGGTTTTTTTAGTGATTTGATACTAAAAGGGACTCGCCTTATTGATAGCACTGTTGTAGCAACTAACGCTATATCTAAGTTAACTATCGACGACCCTAATTTTTTAGGGATAACTCCAGCACAGGTTAGCCCGTTAAATGTAGGCATTAATTTGCCAGCCGCGCCCAGTGAGGTATCGGTAGCGGATATACCTGCTTTAACAACCGCCGCCTATTTATTTGATATTCCAGCAACCCCGAATGCCCCGCAAATAAAGATCGCACCGAATAGTGTCTCAATTATTGCCCCACAAGTCGGAGACCTGCCTACTGCACCGCAATTAATGACATTGACTACTAATATAACTCAGTTAGATAGCTGGATTATTGAGTTAGTGGGTAGCATTAAAAGCAATCTATTTGATAGGTTAACGTATGCAACTGGACTAAAGCCCAGTATTGAGGCGGCGATATTCGGGCGAGCAGTAGACAGGGAAAATAAACAGCAATCCAGCGGCTACGCAAACTATATGGCAGCACAGGCGGCTATGGGATGGTCTTCGCCTAGCGGTCAAAATAAAGCAGCGTGGATTGCATTTGAGACCGACAAAAAAGGTAAATTATCGGATATTAACCGCGACATTATGGTTAAGCAGGCGGAGCTTGAGCAGTCTAATACCCAGAAAACAATCGACGCGCTACAGGCATTAGAGTCGCAAATCTACGCCATGAAAGATGGCTTTGAAAGCAAAAGCCTTGCGATAGATGGCAATGAAGTACAGCTTTATGGCACGTTAGTCGAGGCTATGTTTAAGCGCGTTGAAACCTTTAACGCCATTAATGCCATGACGCTTGATAAATACAAGTCGGACATTGAGGCTTATATCTCAACAGGTAAGCTAGATGGCGAGCTGTACGCAGCTCAGATTCAGGGCTATAGCGCGACAGTCAGTGCATTATCAGAGCAGGCAACAGGCAATGCCAAGATGGTTATCGACAGTTATGCCGCAAACTTGCAAGGCTACGAGGCAGTAGGCAGGCGGGTGGATGGCAAAGACGAACGGGCATTGCGTAAATATGACTCAGACAGTCGTTTTCAGTCTGAAAAAGCACAATTACTCATGTCGCAAATTGAAGCTACTAACGCGCTGAATGAAAACTTAACTAATGTGGCACTGGAAAAACTAAGGGTTATGGATTCACACAATATTGGAAAATACGGTGCGTTGTCGGAAGCTCAAAAGGCAGTTGGGACTATTCTAGGGCAGTCAGCCGCATCATTATTTAATGTTATGAACCTCTCGCAAAGCTGGTCACACTCAGTCGGGTGGAGTGGATCAGAGTCATTATCAGCATAGGAGTTATATTATGGCGTTACCATCACGCGCGAATTTTCTAAAAAGAAATATGCCGATAGGCATACCAACAGCTACGAGTGTAAAAAGCAATATAAGCAATGTGTCGAGAACAGAAGGAGCGGATGGTAAAACTACTTATTCCGACGCTGCGCCTATTGCATCATTGCCTATTGCGCCTCGGCACGCAGAATTTAGCGGCGGATCTTTACCACCGCCAGAGAAGCAATTACCACAGCAACCGCAGCAACCGCAGCAACCGCAGCAACCGCAACCGCAAGCAGCACCCAATTTGATTGCGATGAAGTCGGTTGATGGTATGCAAGCTGCTATGGACAATAAATATGCTCATTTAGCGAATGAATCAGCGATAGCAGAAGCCAATGGAATCAACGCAGCACGACAGGCGGCGATTAACTCAGTGCAAACGGGAAATCAAGCGCAAGCCGATTTGGCGGAGAAGCAGCGGCAAGCGAATATGCAGGATACGCAGAATACACAGGGTATGGCGCAAAAAGATAATCAGTTTGCTTTGTCGCTTGATGACAATCGCACAGCGCGACAACAGCAACAAAATCAGTTTGCAACGTCGTTAGCTGATACACAGGCAGGCAGAGAGCAATCTAGCAATCAATTTAACCAAGAAATGGGGATGAAGAAGGAAGTTAGTAGTGTTGATTATTTGTCTAAGTTGGCAGGGGCAAAAGCAGCGGCTGAATTGCCCGTTAAGCAGCAAGAAATGGCGATGAAGACAGAGCAGGCAGTGGCTGAAAAACAAGCGTTAGTGCCTATAAATACAGCCCAGAAAATTTCCGATGACAAAGCGACGGCAGCACTAAGTATCCCAAAAGTAGATAGTGACTCTAAATATGCTACCGATTTAATTGATTCGTTGACTGAGCATAAAGGATTTGATGACTCAGTAGGTGCGTACACATACCCGATTACATCCAGAATACCGAGTACAGATGCAGCGGACTTCAAGGCAAGGCATGAGCAAATACAGGGCAAGCAATTTTTACAAGCCTTTGAATCATTAAAAGGCGGCGGGCAAATTACAGAGATTGAGAGCAAAAAAGCGACGGATGCAATTGCTAGAATGCAAGTATCGCAAAGCCCAGAAGAGTTTAGAAAATCAGCGGAAGAATTTAAGGGCGTTATAGGCACGGCAAGAAAGAACGCCTACACCAAAGCTGGAATGGAAATGCCAGATAAGCAACAATCGCCAGCAATCCCAGCAGGCGTAAACCCTGAACGCTGGGCAGCCTATCAAGCTTATATAAACGGAGCTAAATAATGTCAGCGCAAATGAGTTTTGAAGAGTGGGATAAGGCGAACCCTGCGCAACCACAAGCCCCTACGACAACAACCCCGCCCATGAGCTTTGAAGAATGGGATAAAGCCAATCCACAACAACCCAAGGAAACCAGCTGGGGCGACGTAGCCACAGGCGCAGCAACAAACCTAATCCCCAGTGTCGGTAACGTCATAAAAGGCGTGGCTGAAATGGCAGTACACCCAGTGGACACTGTGCAGGGTATGGGTGACGTGATTTTAGGCGGCGTTAATAACGCTATGCCCGCATCCATGCAGCCTGACATCCTTACTGAGCAACGCAAAAAAGCGGGAGCATTAGGTGATGTGTATGCAGACAGATACGGATCAGTCGAAGGCTTTAAAAGCACATTGGCAAACGACCCAGCCGCAATCATGATGGACGCATCCATGCTTTTAGGTGGTGCAGGTGCGGCGGCAAAAGGTGGATCAATCGCCGCCGAGGCAGCCGCCGCAACCGCCGCAAAAACAGCCGCAACAAACTTAGGTGCGGTGGGTAACGTAGCAGCAAGCGCGGCGACTGGCATAACAAAAGTAGCAGGCGGTTTAGGGCGCGTGGCTGAAATGGCTAACAGCGCGGCAGTGGTAACTAATCCGCTTTATTTGCCAATAAAAGGCACGGTTGCCACTGCTAAGGCACTGCCCGCAATAGCTGATTTTGTTAAAACGCCATCAAATTTCATCGGGGCAAACGCTGAAAAAATAGCCGAGGATTTTGCGAGTCGTGACAAGTTGTTTGAAACGCCCGACAGTCAATCAATGGGTGCGGCAGGTGTTAGTAAAGAAATGAACCGCGCAACAATGGCGGAGCAGCTGGGCTTTACAGGCGACAAGGGCTTGACCGCTGGACAACTAAGCAGAGATCCAGTTCAACAGGCTTTTGAAAGCGACGCGGCAAAAATAGAGGGCGGTATGCCTTTAGTAGAACGCACGGTAAACCAAGAGCGACACACACACCAGAAAATAGATGACTTCTTTGAACAAACAGGCGCAGAAACAGGGGATTTAACCAGTGCGGGCGATGTAGTATCGAGTCATATTAATAATCTAGCCAAACAGGCGCGAGCTAAGTCAACGGCTGAATACGATAAGGCGGCAGCATCACCTGAAGGCGATAAACTTGTGCAGCTCAATGATTTAGCAAGCTACATTAACGCTAATAGTTATGATGCTGATTTAGCCCCTGTTCTAGGTGCGATAAAAAATAAAATGCTGGGCAATGGCTGGGCAGAAGTAGACCCCGTGAACCCTAATGGCATAATCGCTAAAGATATGCCACTCAGAGACACAGAGTCACTGAGAAAGACAATGGCGGTTGCTACTCGTGAAATAGGCAACTCAAACGCGCATTACGGCGGCGAAATGAAGCCGCTAATCGACAAAGTCACAGAAGAGGCGGGCGGCGACTTATACAAGGCGGCGCGTAGTGCGCACAGATCTTATGCAGAAACCTTTAAAAATACGCCGATTATTTCTGATTTAATTTCCTCAAAAAAAGGCACTAATCAGCGCAAGGTAGCACTTGAACAAGTCTATGGCCATATTGAAAAAAGCCCCGCAGCCAGCATTGAGATTGTTAAAAACCTCCTTAATGGCAGTGGCGAAAGCGGCGTGCAGGCGTGGAAAGAAATACAAGGCAGGGTTATTGGTGAAATGTCCGCAGAAGCCAAGCGCATTGTCGCGCCCAACGCGGCTGGAGAGTCACTAGTATCAGTAGCTGGCATTAACAAATTTGTTGAAAACCTAGATAAAAATGGCAAGCTGGATTTGTTTTTTGATACTGCCCAAGCAGAGGAGATTAGAGGGCTTGGTGAAATAACAAAAACCCTCATGACGCACCCAACAGGCGCGGTAAACGCCTCAAACACAGGGCGTGTTATCGCTAACATTGCAGGAATGGCGTTAGATGCAACCATATCAGGCGCGTTATTTGGTGCGCCACTTCCTTTAGTGACAGGGGCTAAAATACTCAGAAGCCAGATAACAGGCGCGAGAGCAAGGGCAAATGTGCAAGCGGCTTTGAATCCAAAACTGCCTAATGGTGGAGTGCCACCAACACCGCCAACAGGTGGAGGTACACCACCAATACCGCCCACGCCAACAGGTGGAGGCACACCGCCAACAGGTGGTACGCCTTCATTGCCACCACCCGCAAAAACATTGTCGCTACCAACGCGTGAAGACTCGTTACAGCAAGCATTTAACGATCAGCACGGCGACACAATCCGCTTTAAAAGTGACGGCTCTACCATTACACGCGGCGAGAAATACAATCGCTACATTGACAACGGCAAGTCGCCAGACGAGGCTAGGACGCTAGTTGAAGCGGATGTTATCAATAACAAAGGCAGTGTTACCCGAGCAACGCCCACCAAGCGCAATGAAACAGCTATTAAACTAGGGCAAGACCTGCCAGCTAAGCCCCCTTCGCCTATATATAAGGAGTCGTCAGCTAAAGACCCATTAATACTAGGTAACGACGGGCGCGTTATGCAATTCGCAAATGAAGCTGAAGCCACTGATTTTATCGCTAAAAATGGGCTTAGTGGTACACATAGCGCAGACGTGGCTTTTGGCAATAATGTCGTTAAGCTGAAGGAAAATAAAAACACCCTGCCCAGTCGTGACAGCATTATAAATGCAGGCGTTAAATCAGAGACCCCAGCACCAAAAACACTACCAGCCAAGCCAAAACCACCCGCTATCAATCACGAAAAAGATAACATCTTGACCGCGATAAGAAAGTTAGGTGGCATTGATAAGGGTATGTACGAAAGCACTTATGGCGACACACGCGGGCTAAAAGAACAGGGTATTAATAACGTATTTAAGTCCGCTGGCGGCAAGTCTATCGACGACCTACAATCGCAACTAAGGAGCGAGGGCTATCTAACACCAGAAGGCGATGCACATGAGCTAGCTAACCTGCTTTATGAACCCAGCGTTAAAGAGGCGTTTAGCAGCAGAAAGGCTAATTATGACCACTTGAAGCCTGTTGAGACTGAGCCGCAATCGCTACCCGCTAAGCCAAAAAAAGAAGCCGCTGATGTGCGCATTGATAATGCGTGGACACAAGCATTATCTGAAAAAAACAGATTGAAAGAATAGGTGGTTAATTTAACTGACAAACAAGTCGCAGCCCACAGGGATTCGCCAGCATACAAAAACGCACAAGAAGAATATGATGTAAAAATTAAAGCGGATGCTAAATACAAACAAACTGATGAATTTAAAGACATTGAATCAAGTAATATTAAAAAGGATTTTTCAAAAAAATACGGGGAAAACTCCTTAGAAATCGTATTGAATACAGTCAACGAAACAATGACCGACGCAGAGTCTATAGCTAATGCAATTAAAGATAAATTAAATGCAGCAGGGATAGCCGACAAGGGAATTATCGCCAGAATGTCGATTGATGCTAACGCAATGAGGGCTGAATTGCTCAGAGGAGAGAAGCCACAAGCTAGTGATAAGCGGCTTACGTTAAGCGAGGAAGCGGCAAAGCCTAGCGACGCACAAGTCCGCAAAAATAACAGACTCAGCTATCAATAATGCTAAAAGACAAATTGATGAAATGAAAAAAAGCAGTATTCCTTATTATAGTATGCCCATAAATCAAGCAAAGGCACTTGAAAGCAACGGGCTTATTATTCGTGGCGATATGGGTACTATTGAGCTAACTAAAAAAGGCGAAGAGCTACTGTTTGGTGACCCCCTCAAAAGAAAAAAATAGTAATTCGAGCGTCCAATTAAAAGTTTTTAGCGTAAAAAGTTTTATGTCATTCTTGGATTTTTAGTTAATTTTAAAGAATGGCGTAAAAAGTTTTATGTCATTCTTGGATTTTTAGCTAAAACAAAAGTATGCTATAAAAATCAGTAGGTTATATATTTTGTTGGTTTTTACAGAAATTTAAAAAAGCGTTAATCTTTTCTATCTGCAATCACCAAAGAATCAATAGTTTCAATGAAGCAATCAACATCAATATAATGAATCAGACATTAAGTGATTTGCAATTAAAATACAATAAGATACATTTATTGCTAGATAACTTACTTGAAGAGCTAGATCTT